GCTGGTAATTACACCAACGATGTTAAAATCTTGCGATAAAAGCATAAAGCACCCAACTTGGGTGCTTCGGCATCAAACTGCGCAAGCATAACAAAGTTGGGTTGTCCTCCTCGTATCCAGTCAAACCGCACTTGGCTGGGAGGCTGCTAAAGCAGCTAAAGGACTCACTTCTATCAGAGCTGAGGGACATCACGCTCCGAGTGGGATAGAAGTATAGCGATAAACGCGAGGGACACACAAAAAGAAGAAAACTGTAAAATCCGGCCCAATACTAAAGTATCGGCGAATAAATGAGTTATTCTCATCATTTGGTGAAGTGGCTACTGGGAAGTATCTCATCATCACAGAAATACTCTCCCGGCGTGGTCGAGGTCTATTTTGACCTGTAACCATAGCGCCGACACGAGTTGTATCGAACCGGTAATTAAACTGGTTTGAATATAACACGGACTTGCCCTCGCCATTAAAGGGGGATACCAAGACAGCTGCACTACGTGTGTTGCCATCTCGGAGATCATAGGAAGCAGCCTCGACTCGAGCGACTTGACTCCCTGTACCCGTTATTGGCCCAAGATCGAGCTCTGACCACAATAAGCGGCCAGAAACAATCGTGGGATCTCGAAGATTTCGCCTAATCTCGAGGGAATACCTATCAGTATTATTGAGCTTAGAATGCTCATAATGCCAATACATGGAACCTCTCATCCCCTTAAAACATGGTACCCACATGTGAAAAGGTGTGTTGACTGCGAATGAGTAGGGTTTGTTGCCACTTACGTAACTGACAGCATTAAAATTCGAGGTGGGATCGAAACCGTTAAAATACGGGAAAATGGAATTGTTAAAAACAACCCACTTAATTAGATAACCACCTGGCAAAGAATTATTAAAGATGTGCAAAGTCACGTTCGGGTTAGCTCTACGGAGAACAGTGCGCAAAGAACGCACCGGATCCCCAAAGTAAACATCGTACTGATGCTGATCTGTATTATCAACTGAAGAACCAGAAATCGATACCTCTCCTCCTTGTGGGGGGAAGTACGAAAAGGTCCTATCGAGAGGATTCTTAGGAACACAAAACTCAAGGTTTGGTGAACCACGCACAAAGATCAAAATACGCACGGTCGCCGAAGGCTCGGGGGCTGACAACGCATTCAAAACGGAACACGTCAACATGCCATTTGTCGTCTCCGCGTCAACGAAGTTAACAAAGGCTTGTCCCTTAACACGCAAATAGGATAAAGCACAACAGCATTAAGCTCTGGTGTCTTCAACCAATGACGTGCTTGATTGTAGGGAATTCGAATCTCAATATCTTTTTCTTGAGATATATCAACCACCCGATTCAGCGCTGTGTTATTATTAGCACTAGATCCGAAAAGGGCCAACATAGGGTCCCAAACAAAACGCAGTCTACCTCGATGGTATTCTGAACAAATAATTTTGAAACGGAAGATTACGTCTCCTCGCCAATAACCAAAAGTCTGACTAAGCAAACCAATGGGGGCAAAGGAGATTTCGTCTCCATTCAAAACATTAGGTCCAACTACATAATGAGTGGGATGCACTGGAGAAGCAATAATGGTCGTGTTGGTCACATCTGTAGGTGACCAGATACAAGAACCTATATAAGCCTCTCTCTGTGCTAGATTGCTGATGGTGAGTTCGTCAACATCACCTAAACCAACAGTACGAGGATCAACACTCAACTCGCACTTGGGATCCAGTGAAAAAGTATCACCTGGAACTGAAATGGCCGCTGAAGCCAATCCATGGTAAGGAGCTTGTCTAACAGGCTCAACATTAGCAATATTAGGCGGATTAGTCCACCCGAATAATGAAGCAATTTTGGAAACCGCGGATGCCCCCATTGAGGTGGCCTTAGCGAAAATTCCAATACCTGGTACAGAGGTCAATGGTTTAGCAATAGCGGCTACCGTACCCGCAATAGAGGATACTGGTCGCTTGGCATACTCGTCCATAGATTTAGCTGTCGCAGCTTGCCACATTTGTGGAACGCGATCAACTACATCGGATAGTACACCCATCTGCAACGAAGCTTTGTGCGTGAGTCCAGAGAGTTCAACTTTCTCGAACCACACATAAACTTGTATATCAACTTCTTGACCAACGGACCCATTCGCGGTATCTAAAGAATCAGCTTCAAAGAACCGCAAAGCGCCCATATTCTGCACTTCAGAAAGATTGGTTAAATCCAACCAGTCCAAATCGTAAAGAAAGGGGAAAACGATTTCACCACCCTGGCTTGTTGCAGGCAACAACCAAATGTGTGGAAACTGAGAATACTCGCAAATACGATTATCAGATATATTAGCTGCAGCACTCACATCATAGCCATGAGCTACGAGAGGTTCGTATGCAGCAATAAGTGCTCCATAATTAAAAGGTGAAGAATTAACTAACACCTTAATATGTATCTCCCCCTGGAAGAAAGCATAATTCTCGATCTTTCGTTTGATAGTAGCAGCTTCGAAGAAACTGCGCCACACGTCAATACGAACGGAACCGAAAGGAGTGCCCTGCAACCAGGAGATAGATGAGACCAAAGTTGGGCGAGACAGAAAATCGCACAACTGGCCAATGTCTATTTTATCCATCTTAAAAGTTGGATCAGCCATAGACGGCTGTGTATACAAACTCTCTCCGATATTATCGGAAAATTGAGTAGTCTGCATCTGATCTCCCAAAGGTGTAACATGCTCAGTTTGAGGCACGCCCACGTTGTCTGGGACATCTATAGTAGTTCCATTTGAGGGGGTGGAACTTGTCCCCATAGAATTCGTCATATTAGATGAACTTTATTGTAAATGATAGCGGTGTTCAAAACACTATCAAGTTTGTTGGTTCACGATCATAGCTTTATTATTTAAAGACACCACACATGATCAGTAGGCCCACGAAGTAGCCTGTGTCTCTCATCAGCAATTAACTGGCGCGCCGCTCTCACCAACACGAGAGCAAACGCCGCACTTAACTGACGAATGTTGTTTCGGTTTGTCTCCACGGGCACAACATTAAAAAGCCCATTGCCAGCTTACTCGCTAGCCTCATCCTCCTGAACTACCGTACACTTGATAGCGTAGGGATCTCCGTTCAAGAAAGGTTCAGAAGCTAAACGGTAGCGCTCAGCTAATTCCAACCAGGTGGGGAGTGGGTTGAAGTACTCTGCATACTCATACAAACCACACTGCTCCATAATCTGGTGAAATTTCGCTCTCCTATCCTCAAAAGTGGCTTTTCCATACCAGAAATATTCGTCCATCGCAGAACGAATAACAGCAAGCATATGTTGCTCAGCTGTAAATGATTTGGAGGCCACACACGACGTCAACATCTTGCTGATCGAATCATGTTCAAGAGGACCCACGATAGCCTGTAAATCTTCATCATAACGAAAAGATCGCTTGAGGAAAGAAGTTTGGTTTGCGTGGATAAAAGGAAGCGATTCCTGTTGCTTATCTGGCATTGTATATTCCACATCAATCAACTGTAAAGTTTCTTGAATAGTGGTGTGAGTAAAGAAAGTAATTTCTTCACTCACGCTCATAATATTATCATCACCATAAGTGACCAAAGAAACATTATCTTGGAAATCACTAACAACCCCGAAGGGGTTCAGGTGAAGGTATGCGTAACGCATATACAACGAGTTAACAATAGAATTAACGATAACAGTCAGTGGGTGTCCACTAGGATTGGTACCATTAAAGCGAACCAGATCCCCAAAGAAGTCTGTTGTGGGAAAACAAACATCTTGGGCAATACAATCGATAGCAGTCAACTCAGTGTCAGTGTACCCGGCTCTCTCACAGAGAGCTCGGAGTATATCAAAGGCTGCCAAAGTGAAGGCGGGCGACATTTTCTTATCAAACTTGGAGTAATCTCCAGCGACAATACGATGCACACCGAACTTAGT